ATATCATTCGTAAACGTAAAAGATTTTCGAAATGGTATAAACCTGAGATTGAAAGTGATATTGAAGTGGTAAAGAAATACTATGGCTACAGTAATGATAAAGCTCGCCAAGCACTGCCACTCCTGTCACCTGACCAGATAAAAATAATAAGACAGAAGGTGGATCAAGGTGGAAGAAAGTAATATTGTTCAATGGAGTCCAGCAGATATGCTGGAGATCACACTAAACGAACCAGACGATTTTTTAAAGGTTCGAGAGACATTGACACGTATTGGAGTAGCATCTCGTAGAGAGAATAAGTTGTTCCAAAGTTGTCATATCCTGCACAAGCAGGGTCGATATTTCATAGTACATTTTAAAGAATTGTTCTTACTGGATGGTAAGAAAGCCAATCTGGAAGAATCAGATATTATGCGTAGAAATACAATTACCACTTTACTCAGTGATTGGGGATTGGTTGATATTCATGGAGCTACAGATCTAAGTTGTGCACCATTACGTCAAATTAAGATCATCCCATTCAAAGAGAAAGCTCAGTGGGAATTGTGCCCAAAATATAATATTGGCAACAGATAAAAAAAAGTTGACTAACTTTATATGATGTAGTATAAATACATGCGTGATGCGGATAGTCCGGTCACGCAACATTCTTGCTGTTAAAAGGAGAAAACAATGACAGGCATGAAGACACTATTCCCACGTTCATCTTTTGTGGGATTTGATCACCTCTTTAACGAACTTGAGTACACTGCATCGCACGCTCAAGATCATTACCCCCCTCACAACATTATTAAGACTAGCGAAGAAGATTACTTAATCGAATTGGCTATTGCTGGATTTAGTACTGAGGGTATTAGTGTAGAGGTCCACCAGCGTACACTTACTGTGACTGGTGAACATGTTAAGAAAGGTCGTGAATACATTCATCGTGGTATTTCCACGAAGAAGTTCAAACGCACCTTTAGGCTGTCTGAGAACGTAGAAGTTCACGGAGCAGATATTCAGGACGGCATCCTAGCAATTCAATTGAAGTATGTAATCCCAGAAGATCAGCGTCCTCGTAAAATTACAATTGGAAAATTTAACGAGGTCGAAAATGACACAAGCAATACTAACCGCCCACAATTACTCAACGAGAGCAATTGAACTAATCCTTGAAGCGCTGAAAAGCATTTATAATGAATGGATCGAACATAAAGCGATCCGTGAAACTGAAAAGGAATTGGGTAGACTATCTAATAAAGACTTAGCAGACATTGGCATTTGCCGCGGCGATATCTACGACATTGCCAGATCAAAACCAGTTATTGATACCGTTAAAGCAAATAATAATTTGCAAGGATGGGTATAATGACAACAGCTGTAATGTCTACTATATTCTCGCCCTTATCGGGCTTGTGGTCTTCACTAGATCGTACGATCCAAGTTGTGGGATATTCCAAGGCGGCAGCAGAGCTGGCCAGATTGGGATACCACGAGGAGAGCAAAGCATGCATGATGGAAATTGCCAAATTGCGTGACTAAAAATAACAAAGAGAGCTCAATCACGGGCTCTCTTTCACCCACACAACACACAGGAGTCATTATGACTAATAAAAACCCTTTCGAAATTCGTGCAGATGTTCTTGCCATGGCAAAAGACTACATGGATAAACAAGTTGAATTAAACACCGCTTTGTTTTCTCAATTGCTTGAGGCAGGCAAGAAAACAATGGATGATGTTCCGCAAATGTATAGCATGGAAGAACTTCAAGAAAAGGCTAAGGAAATGTATTCCTTTGTTTCTTCTAAAACATAAGTAAAATGTTTTTCGACGACTATTCAAAACGCAAGCAGGTCAGGTGGTACGATGAGAATCGTATCCCTGATCTGTCTTTGATTCAGGATGCGTTACATCAAACATATGAAGCTGTTGCATCCAAACAAAACTTAATGCCATACAAAATATATGTTATTGCTAACAACAAGCAGGTTAATGAAGGTCTTTATGATCTATCAAAGGGCACTACCGGTACAGTGGTAGCTAATACCAACCTACTCACAGCACCATACCAATTCATTTACACCGCTAGACTAGTCACAGATGCTAGTGAAAAGGTGCAGAGTGATATTGGAGATCATCATCATCAACAGCCGCCATGTGATCCAGAGATGTATAAAGATCTAATTACATCTCAAGGAGTTTGTATCGAAATAGGAATGCATTCAACTATTCTATCTAAGATACTAATTGAACAGGGTATTGACGTATCATACACCCGATGTTTTGAGATATGGGAATACAATAAAGAATTGTGGAATGAAAAAGGTTTAAGCTTTGTTGAAGATAATGTGTATCTGCTAATGTCAGCTGGCTATGCAGATCCCGACAGATACTACGAAGCACCAGAAACTAAGCCACCGTATAATAACATTGTAAAATACTGTTGACATTTATAATGTAATACATCATAATATAAGCTCGTGTAAGTTAGGAGAAATAATGGACTTTTACACAAGTGTTAATAGATATGGTAACAACATTCTCTATAGAGGTTTCCGTAATGGAAAACGAGTCTCAGAGAAGATCCAGTTCAATCCAACTCTATTCGTTCCAACAGATAAAGATACAGGATATACCAACCTGAAGGGTCAGCCGGTGCACCCTGTGTATTTTGATACAATGCGAGAGGCTGGAGACTTCGTAAAGAAGTATGATGGTGTAGATAACTTCCCTGTATACGGTATGACTAATTACGTCACTCAGTTTATTACAGATCGCTTTAAGGGATCGCCGGAAGTTCACAAAGATAAAGTGAACATCACATCGTTGGACATCGAAGTTCATTCTGAGGATGGCTTTCCCTTTGTTGAGGAAGCGGCTCATCCCGTTGTAGCTATCACAATGAAGAATAATCAAACAGATACTTATTACATATGGGGGTTGAAGGATTATGAAGAAGACAAGTGTCAAGTCGAAGGTGTCGAAGCAATCCACTACATCAAGTGTAAAGACGAGATCGACCTCCTACTATCTTGGTTGGGCTATTGGCAGGATCCTCGGTTCTGTCCCGATGTGGTTACTGGCTGGAATACTCGTCTATTTGATTTTCCTTACCTCATAAACAGAGTAAACAATATCATAGGTGGAGATGTCTACAAGAAGTTCTCACCTTGGGGAATGGTAGATCGTCGCGATATCGTTATTGCTGGACGTACAAATATAGCCTATGAAATGATGGGTATCCAACAGCTAGATTACTATGACTTGTTCCGTAAGTTTGGATACTCCTATGGAACGCTAGAGTCATATAAGCTGGATCATGTAGCATCAGTTGTTCTGGGAGATCGTAAACTATCGTTCGAGGAACACGGTAACCTACAGTCACTCTATAATGCTGACCATCAGTTATACATCGACTATAATATCAAGGACGTTCAGCTAATTGAACGACTTGAGGATAAGATGGGTCTAATCGAGCTAGCTATGACTATGGCTTATCGTGGAGGAGTTAACTTTAGTGAGACCTTTGGTACTACTTCGATCTGGGATTCTATTCTATATCGTAGTCTGATTAAAGAGAACAAAGTTGTTCCACCTAAAGTATCAAAAGCTAAAGAACCGTATCCAGGAGCTTTTGTTAAGGATCCTATGGTGGGTATGCATGAGTGGGTGGCCTCCTTTGACCTTAACTCTCTGTACCCTAACATCATTGTTCAGTACAACATGTCACCAGAGACTCTCATTGAGGGTAAGCTACCCGGTGTAAATGTGGATAAGATCCTAGATGGTCAAGAGTTTATATTAGAAGACGATTATGCGGTAGCTGCTACTGGTCAACAGTTTACAAAGGAACGTGTGGGTATCATTCCATCGATCATTAAACAGTATTACGATGAGCGTAGAGCTATTAAGAATCGTATGTTAGAGGCTCAACAAGAGTATGAGAAGAAGAAAACGAAGAAACTAGAGAACGAGATCAACACGCTTGAGAATCAGCAGATGTCTATCAAGATTCTGATGAACTCTTTGTACGGTGCTTTGGGCAACAACTACTTCCGATACTTTGATCATCGTGTGGCAGAAGCTATTACGACTTCTGGGCAGCTAGCTATTAAGTGGGCTGAGCGAGCTATCAACAAAGAGATGAACAAGTTGATGGATACTGATGAGGATTATGTCATTGCTATTGACACTGATTCGCTGTACGTTAAGTTCAAACCTCTAGTCGATAAGTTCAACCCGAATGATCCTACAAAGTTCATTGACAAGATAACATCTGAACATTTCGAGAAGATCCTATCGAGTGCATATTCAGATCTAGCTACTCAGACCAATGCTTATGAGAATCGTATGGAGATGGCTCGTGAGGTAATTGCTGATAAAGGTATCTGGGTTGCCAAGAAGCGTTACATCTTGAACGTACACAATAATGAGGGTGTTCAGTATGCAGAGCCTAAGTTAAAGATCATGGGTATTGAGGCCGTTAAGTCTTCTACTCCCCAGGTC